TGATGACGAGGTGGCGTTGGCTGAACTGGATCTGGATCCAGCAGCGAAGAAGAAGGTTCGGGGCTTGCAGTCCCGTGAACGTGCCCGGTTCAGCGGCACATCAGCAATAACGTCTGGCACTTTGAGCCGACGCGGCGGTTACTAACCGCTAGGGCGAGAACCTTGGATAGACCCTGACCTAAAACCCCATGTGGGTAAGTCAGGGTACGTCGGTTCGATTCCGACCTCGTCCACTCCGACTGAGACCAGCCGGCCCTCAGCGAGAAACAGTCCGGTAGTAGAAGCCAGTCCCACTCCCCCAAGTGTGGCTGTGGTCTGCGTTCATCTATTGATTGGGAGTAATTGCATGTCTGAGAACATCACTTGGGACGACGACGATTTGGACATGGATCAGGACGCTGATTCATCTAATGACTCGCGAGCCATGAAGGAACTGCGTAAGGCCAACAGGGCCAAAGATAAGCAGATCAAAGAGATGAGCGAACTGCTCGAGTCTTTGCAAACTGCACAACGCGACCGTTCCATCAAAGATGTACTCGCGTCTAAGGGCATGAACGAGAAAATATCTGCGTTCATCCCCAAGGACATTACCTCCGCTGAGGAGGTTGAGAACTGGGTTACTGAGTACGGAGATGTCTTCGGTATTCAGACCGAGTCCTCGGATGCAGGAAGTTCGCCTGCAGAAGACCCGAATGCGGCAGCACTCAATCGCATCAGCCAAGCACAGTCATCGGGCCAGACCATGTCTGGCGACACCGACCAACTTGCCGCGCTGATCAATGCTGCAGCCGATCCTGCAGAACTCAACCGGGTTCTGTTCGGGAACGACACCGGGCCAGAGGCGTTCTAACTGCGTCTCGACATCCAACTATTCGCCAAGAAGGAGGTGAATCACTATGGCAGATGCCTACACCAATACAACTGCAATGGGTGGCCTCGTCAAGGCAGCTTATGACAGGTACGTTGAGTTCGCGCTTCGCTCGCAGCCGATGTACAGGTCTCTAGCTGACAAGCGCCCTGTGCAGCAAGCAATGCCGGGATCGTCCGTAGTGTTCTCCCTGTACAACGACTTGTCCACCGCGACAAGCACGTTGACGGAGGGCACGGATCCCGACGCAGTCGCAATCAGCGACGTAAGCACCGTTTCGGTGACGCTGGCTGAGTACGGCAATGTCGTGCTGCAGACCCGCAAGCTGGGTGAGTTCGCGTTCAGCGACGTTGACCCCGCCGTTGCGAACATCGTTGCCTACAACATGGCTGACTCGCTCGATGCTGTTGTCGCTGCTGTCCTTGATGGTGGCACCAACGTGCTGTACGGATCCGGTGGAGCCACCGATCCGACCAGCACCGCCACGGTTGCTGCTGAGGACGTTATCGCTGGCGCGGATCTCCGCAAGGCTGTGTCCAAGCTGCGTGCCGGCAAGGCCGTCCCCAAGGTCGGCACCCTCTACGCCGCTTACATGCACCCGCTCGTCGCGCACGATCTGCGTGCGGAGACTGGTGCGCTGGCGTTTGAGGACATCAACAAGTACACCGAGCCGAATGTCGGCAACTTGTTGAACGCCGTGACCGGCGTGTACGGCGGCGCTTACGTCGTGGAGACCCCGCGTGCGTACAGCGCGGCTGACGGTGCGTCCAGCGAGGTCGTGTACCGCACGTTCGTGTGTGGACAGCAGGCTCTCGCAGAGGCCACCGCAGTCGAGCCGGGAATCGTCATTGGGCCTGTCGTTGACAAGCTCATGCGCGACCGTCCGGTCGGCTGGTACTCGCTCCAGGGCTGGAGTGTTTACCGTCAGGCGGCTCTCTACCGCATTGAGTCGTCCTCTTCGATTTCCTAATCGAAACCCTCGTAGTGGGGGGTCACGATGTTGCAATTCCGTGGCCCCCTACTACAACCCTCTGGAGAAAATGTGGCTTACGTTTTACGCACACCTACGCAAGAGATTGCGTACACCAATCACATCCTCCTCAGCAGATACCCGGTACTCGTGGGGATCTCCCTGCTGATTACTGGCGGTGTCGCAACTGAAGTTTCCGATCCGTCTCAGGACGAGATCGATGCCGCTGACTACTACTTCGGTGGTGGTCGTGAACACATCCTTACCGATGCCGAGTACGCCGTTGTTGATGCAGCGGGGTACAGCAGTTATGTGAGTGTTGAATGATTTGCCGAGAAGGTTGTAAGACGAAGGATCACTCCTCGTATGCGGAGTGCCTGCAGTCGGCGAACGTGACGATTACTGCAACCGTCAATAGTCCGATGCAGAAGATGTACGAGAAGACCAAGTCCGACCTTTCGGCGTTCCGCGAGGCAACGTCCCACGGCATCATGCCTGAGGGCACAACCAAGGAGAAAGTGGATGCCGCCAAGGCCGCAACCAAGGCTCTAGGACGGCCCTACAACGCTCAGAAAGACCCACCTACTTCCATGATCACAACCAAGAAGGCAGCCGCTGCTGTGAACCGTCTGGGGGCTGATTCCTAGTGACCACGTTTAACCAGATGATTGAGCAAACGATCATGTACATGAACGGTTTCAGTACCGTGCAGGATCAGTCCACGCACCTAACGCAGCCAGCGACCGACTCCGACACGACATTGACGGTCGCTAATACTCAGGCCGTTAGTCGTGGCCTCGTGGAGATCGGCGATGAACTGATCTGGGTGGATGACGTAGACAAGGTCGCCACCACGTTGACTGTCCCGCCCTACGGGCGTGGCTTCCGTGGCACGACTGCCGCAGCGCACACATCAGGAACCCGTGTCATCTCCGCTCCCCTGTTCCCACGTAGCCTCGTGAAGCAGGCTATTAACGAATCGATTACTGCGGTGTTCCCAGATCTGTGGGCCGTCGGTACCACCACTATCGCCTATACCGCAGCTAAGACGACATATCCGTTGCCTGCCGGCGTAAAGGAGATCCTGTCGGTTACGTGGTCAACCACCGGCCCGACGAAGGAGTGGCTGCCGGTTCGACGCTGGCGGCTCGACCGGAACGCCAACACTACGTCTTTCGCCAACGGCACTTCGTTGAGCGTGTATGACGCGATCCTGCCGGGTCGCACCTTGCAGGTTGTGTACACGACAGTACCTACACAGATGACGAACGGATCGGATGTTTTCTCCACGGTGACCGGGTTGCCGGATAGCACTCAGGATGTGATCCGCTTGGGTGCGGCGTACCGGATGGTTCCGTTCTTTGATGCCGCTCACCTTTCTGGCATGTCGGCTGAGGCCGATGTTGCCGCCAATCAGATGCGTCAGAACGCATCGACCCAGTTGGGCCGCTACTTCACGCAGATGTACCAGATGCGTCTAGCTGAAGAGGCTCAGAGCTTGCAGCGCATTTACCCGACACGTAGCCACTACACCCGATAGGAATACGGATGGCACCTTCTCGCTACTACTCATCTGTTGCTCGTCGCACTACGTTGACGGGTGACATCAACAGCACAGCTACGACGATGACCGTCGCTGCTGCTACTGGCTACCCGTCGACCACGCCGTACACGTTGATCATTGATCAGGACACGGTTAACGAGGAGATCGTGGAGGTGACGGCTCGATCTGGTACCTCGTTGACGATCACTCGTGGTGTGGATGGCACTACGGGCATCGCGCATACGGCTGGTGCCGCTATTGAGCATGGCGTGTCAGCTCGGGACTTTGGTGACTCGAGGTCGCATGAGGATGCGTCGGAGAACGTGCATGGCACGGGTGCTGGTTCTGCCGTGGTGGGTACGACGGATACGCAGACGCTGACGAATAAGACTCTGACTAGCCCGACGATTAACGGTGCAACCGTGTCGGGGACGATTAGTGGCGCAGCCACATTGTCGGGTCAGACGATCACGAGCGCCACTTTGGGTGGCGACTTGGCTGCTGGCTCAAACAAGATCACGGGTTTGTCTGACCCTGCATCGGCGCAGGACGCAAGTACTAAGGCTTACGTTGATTCAGTTATTGCAACAGGCGCAGCAAATGCTGCTGCCGCTGCTGCTTCGGCTACTGCGGCGGCGACTTCGGCTACAAACGCTGGAACTAGTGAAACCAACGCATCGACTTCCGCTACTGCCGCTGCTACGAGTGCAACTAACGCGGAAGCATCATTCGATTCTTTCGATGATCGATACCTTGGGGCCAAGTCGTCGGATCCCAGCGGTGTGGACAACGATGGCGACGCTTTGGTTACCGGGGCGCTCGTGTTCAACTCCACATCAAATGAGATGAAAGTGTGGAACGGATCGGCTTGGCAACTCGTTGACAGTTCCTCTGGTATCGCAGAGACGCTGATCGACGCTAAGGGTGACTTGATTGTTGGGTCTGCCGACAATAC